ATTAACAACAAGGTCGTGTTGTTTTCTTTCTTCAAGGACAACCTGCGCCTGATATCGAGGGCTACGACCCACATAACGGACAGCGTTATGTTCATGGGCGGGATGTCTGCCGAGGAGCGTGACCGGTCCAAGCAGAGGTTTGCTGACGACCCCAAGTGCAGGCTGTTCCTGTCGTCTGACGCTGGCGGCTACGGGGTGGACCTGCCTATGGCTAACTACCTCATCTCGTATGACCTGCCATGGTCTAGCGGGAAGTTGGAGCAGAGGGAGGCTCGCATCATCAGGCTCTCCTCAGAGTTCCCCCACGTAACTATTGCTACCTTCGTCATGCAGGGTAGTATTGAGGAGCGGCAGTACGACATGCTCCAGATGAAGCGCTCCGTCAACGAGGCGTTCATCGACGGCAAGCACACTGACGACGACGGCACAATGACATTGTCACTAGACACACTAAGCGGATTCTTAAGGGAGTCAACAATATGAGCGACAACATCGAACGACTAACAGAAGAGTACATGGTTCACGCTAATCACCTAAAGCAACTTGAGAAGATCGTAGCCTCGCTCAAAGCAGAACTGAACGAGGCCATCATCGCTGGCGGCGACACCGACGACAAGGGACATCAGTTCCTCTCCGCTGGCAAGTACCTCCTCCAGCGCCAGCGTCGTCAGGGCAAGCAGAAACTCAACATCCAGAGGGCCGAGGAGTGGGCCAAGGAGCGTGGCATCTGGGATCAGGTGTCCAAGCACATCGAGGTCCTTGACGAGGACGCTCTCGTGGGCTACGTTTACGAGCACCGCAACAAGGAGGGCGTGGAGGAAGAGTTCCAGAGTCTCCACGACCCCGCCCCCACGTCCTACGCATTTGTCCATCCAATCGAAGAGACACAGTATGACTACTGACATGGTATACTTCTCGGCTTCGGTCATCCCGCAAAAGGGTGCATAACATGGGCTATGAAATCGTGTCCTTGGATAAGGTTCGGCTGTTAAAGTGGCGTTGTACTGTGCTCTGTTTCGGGTACCTCACTACAGTGCATATGCTTGGTACAAGGTCGCTGGTACTCAAGCGAGTCCACAAGTTGTTCAGTGGTTACCACAACCAGCCCAAAGTCAAGGGTGAGTCTGGACTGTGGGAGGGGTGGTACCGTGAGTACTGATCCTCTTGATATCTTCAACCGCCTAGCAGGCGAGGTAGTGGAGGACGACGGCCCCGACTACCCCGGCAAGGTGGCCCCAAAGAATCGTGGTGGACATCCACGTACGGCCACCCACAACTGGCTAGAGTCTCTCCCATCTCACGAGTACACCGTCAACGGCATCAAGAAGCGGTTCTTTACCATCGGGGCGCTAGCCTCGGCGCTGAACCGCAAGCCGGTGACGATCCGCTCGTGGGAGAGCAAGGGCTGGCTCCCGTCAGCCTCATTCCGCACCCCACCGCCCCGCTCGGAACAGATTCCGGGTAAGGCTGTGAAGGGACGGCGTCTCTACAGCGAGGCACAGATCGTGTTTCTTGTAGAGGCGGCAATGCAGTATGCTCTGAACGACCAGCACAATCAAGATTGGGCTGGCTTTAGAAAGCATATTGCAGACAATTATCCAAAACAATAGTGCCAAGCACAGGAAGAGAGTTACAGACATGGGACGTTTTGACGACGACACCGATACCCTCACCGACACCGCACCACCTGCTGGTGATATCGACCGCTCTGCGGCTCGCCGTGTCATCAAGCGTGGCTGGGGCAACGTGGAGAACACGAAGCAGGCTGATTCCCCCTACGCACAGCGCTTGAAGATTGACGAGAAGCCCGTCATCATCAAGTTCTTGGAGGACGAGCCGTACTCGTCGTACCGCCAGCACTGGGTGGAGCGACAGGGCCAGAAGTCCTTCACCTGCATCAGCGACATGCACCCGCAGGGTTGCCCGCTGTGCGACGCTGGCCACCGGCCTTCGGCTCGCTTTGCCTTCAACGTCGCTCTGCTCAACGAGGATGGTGACGCTACTATCAAGTCCTATGAGGTCGGCCCTCGGGTCATCGACAGCCTCAAGAACTTCCATCAGGACCCCCGTCAGGGTCCCCTCTCCAAGCATTACTGGGCGGTCAGCCGCTCCGGTAAGGGTCCGACCTCGCAGACCAACCACCAGATGGTCCGTGAGCGGGACCTTGAAGAGGAGTGGAACATCACTCCTCTTGATGACAACGGTCTGACCACCGTTACCTCACAGAAGTACGACGAGAGCATCGTGCCCATTCCGGGGCGCAAGACTCTTGTCGACGTTGCCGCAGAGGACATGGATTACAACTGATCCATGACCAACACAGCGACGGGGCGGAGGGTGCCGATGGCACCCTCCGTCCACACTGTAGAAGAACTACAAGAGATCGTTGAGGCAGTTCAGGCAGAGGGTGCCTTCTGCTTCGACGTAGAGACTCGTGGGAACATCGAGCGTCACAAGGAGGTCATGGACCTCATTGACCTAGAGTGGGACGCTAAGAAGGCTTCGTTAAAGTCTGACCACCCTACTGTCCTACAGAAGTCAAGGCAGGCTATCGAGGACAAGTGGCGAGGCAACGTCGCCCTAGACACCCTGCGTAACGATGTCTTCTGGATAGGTATTGCTATCACCGGTAGGTCGTGGGCTATCCCTATGGGCCACCCGAACGGTGAGGTGCTTGTACCAGAGCAGAGGGGCGACGGTTCGACCGTGCCCCCGAAGGGTTACCGTGCCATCTTGGGCAGTGGCAAGGAGAGCACGGCCAAGGCCAAGTACTTCATCCCTGCTGAGTTCTCGCCCCCGCCTGAACAGTTGACACAGGAGCAGGTGTTCACCGCACTAGAGCCTCTGTTCATGAGCGAGGACATCGTCAAGGTCAACCAGAACATCAAGTTTGACTGCAAGTCCGTAGCGAAGTACTACGGGGGCGAACTGCCTAAGGGTAGGTACATCGACACGCAGGTGCTCATGCACATCGCCAACGAGAACCTGCCAAGTTACCGGCTGGTATCCATCTTGGACCACGTGTTCCAGTTCGACCCGTATCACAGGGACGGCAAGATCGGCAAGACCCTCACCACCACCTCGTTCAGTAGCGCCTGCCGCTACGTCCACTACGACGTGCGCTGGGCGTGGCTGGCGTACAAGCGGCTCTACGCCAGCATCTCCAAAGACACCTCGCTACTCAAAGCCCTGTATCTGGACCTTGATGTCCTGCCGGTGCTGGCGCAGATGGAGATGAACGGCATCCGGGTACACCGGCGGGAGATGTCCAAACTGGGCAAGATGCTGGATATGGATATCAACAACAAGGTCGCTGATATCTCCTCATACGCTCCCGTAGGGTTCAACCCAGACTCCAACGTCCACAAGATGGATCTGCTTTTCAACAAGAAGCGAGAGGGCGGGCTGGGACTGAAGCCCAAGAAGTTGACCGGCACTGGCAAGCCGAGCGTGGACGAGGACAGCCTCCGCTCCCTACAAGGTCAGCACCCCGTGGTGGACATGCTCATGGAGTACGCCGAACTCCGCAAGATGAAGTCCACCTACGTGGACGGCCTCCTGCCCCTGCTCCACAAGGACCGCCTGCACCCTCAGTTCCACCTCCACCGCACGGCTACCGGACGCCTGTCTGCCAGCGACCCCAACCTCCAGAACATCCCGAGAGACGGCAGGGTACGTGGCCTGTTCGTAGCAGACGAGGACAAGACGCTGGTGGTGGCTGACTATTCGCAGATTGAGATGCGAATAATGGCTATGTACTCTCAGGACCCAGCACTTCTTCGTATCTTCGCAGAGAACATTGACGTACACGCTGGTACGGCTAGTGTAATCTTAGGGAAGCCTCCCGAAGAGATTACAAGCGAGGAGAGGAACATCTATGGGAAGACACCAAACTTTCTCATGGGTTACGGCGGTGGTCCTAAGCGTCTTGTTGACGCCACTGGTGGTCAGTTATCTCTGGACGAAGCACGCACTGTTGTCGATAACTACAACGCCGGTTATTCGGCGCTCACCTCTTGGAAGAGGAATGTTATTGGCAAAGCGAAGAAGACTGGTTATGTAGAGACTCTGCACGGTCGTCGCCGTCGTGTCCCCGACCTGAACTCTGAGGACTTCGGGAGCAAGGCGAGGGCAGAACGACAGGCCATCAACGCCATAAATCAG